GTCTTCCGGCACTAATGTGTTTCCTCCAAGCCCGCTTTCAAATAAAAATGCGTGCGTTAGTTCGTGCCTGAGTGTCTTCCTTCGATAAATCTCTCTCTCTGCATCAGTCATGTCTGGGAAATACTTTTCCTCCGTAACGTCCGCAACAACTATTAGCGCCGCTTCATGTGAGCAGTACCCAGCAAACCTGTTTTTCTCTAACACGGGGTCTTCACTGACTTTATGTGTCTCTATTCTATGCTCGGCTCCTAAAACATTTACTTCCATATGACTACTCCTTTTTATATTTTGAAAAAATTTTGCACAGGGCGTTATTTTCGGGGCGCTCTTTATGGGGAGTTTATTCGTGGAAGATACCCCACACCCCAATACTCCACTACACACCCACCTCCAATGGGACACCGTACCTCCGCACGTATGCCAAGACACGGACACGGTACACGGCTAATCCCTATATACTCTCACACGCCGCATGCTTTCTTTTTTTTATATGCGGTGGGCTGGATATGCAAGGAATATGCAGGATTTAAAGTAATATCCCCGTGTTTTGTCTGCCTTTTGTGCATGTTTATCCATTTATATGCATTGTTATACTGCATGATATACACGCCTGTTTACTGCAAAAACCGCTGTAATCGTTGGAATTTCAACACTTTGCGCCGTTTCTTTAACTATTCCGATAATAAGTATTTACGGAAGTCTTGCCTTTTCCAGAGCTTCTATCGCTTTTCTGGCGTCACTCTCGCCTATAATTAACGTCTGGTTTACCGTTTGCGGCGTGCGCTCCTCCTGCCAGCCGTGAACAGCCTTGAGACTAAATATATCCCCCACTCTACCCTTGGAATATAGCCGTTCTTCCGTCTGCTCCTCGATGGCTAGCATGGCTTTTTGCAACGCCTCCGAGTAGGTTATAAGCGCCACTTCATGCCCTTCTGCGTCTGTAATAGTGGTAGTTATGCCTATAGGTACGGTATCTATGTCTATATTGTGGTGATCGCAGTATTCTATAAGCCGATAGTCATAGTCGCCGCCGAGCATTTCGTACCACGTGGATTTGCTGACCTGCGCCGCCCTTATCATGCCCGATACTGTAAACGGTCTGTCTCCGTCTTTCTGTTCCTGTATGTAGGCGTTTATGCGTTCTATAATGCCGATTAAATCTTCCTGTCTGTACTTCCTTTTCTTTCGCCTGCGCTCTGCCGCTTCCTTATATCTTCCGATGTCTTCCGATTCCCTTTTACTGTATGCCGCTAACCCCTTGCCGTTTCGTGGCTGTCCTTTTGTCCTATTCCCTTTTTTGTATGCGTTAGGTCCGTTGTCCGTGCTGCCCCTGTCGTACTGGTTCTTTGCCATAGCTTCCGCCCCTTTATCCGTGCAAACAAAAAGCAGCCTTGCGACTGCCCTTTGTGGAATTGATGTGGTTATACTATAACTATAAATTTACACTTATATTATACCACCGATTCAAGCGAAAAAGTTTTCTTTTTTCGCTAATTTGAAAAAAATTTTATGCTCTTACCGCCTGTATTTGCAACGTGTTCGGCGATTCACGCAAACCGAACACGAAAAAATTTTAAAAAAAGCTATTGACACTCTTGAGTGTATGCGGTAAGATAGAGTCACCGAAAGGGAAAACGAAAACTGAATCAAGAGAACACCCGACGCGAGAAAATGGCATTAACTCGGGAAGGCAGACAAGTAAGACCTTACAAAATGTTGAAAGAATACGAAACAGAGGGCGAGCAAGGCGGTTGACTACTTAAGAAAGGATTTTACAGCTATGACTGATTTTGAGTTACTGTCGATTATATTGACGG